CAAAAGGTAAGGCCGAACAATACCTTCGTGACATCATGATAAAATATCGCAATAAGATGGTGTATGATGCCTCAACAGGTGAACTTCGTGATGATCGCAAACATATGTGTTTAGTAATGAGTACTAAAATACCGTTACTTGATGGTAGAATTTTATCTTTGAGTGAAATTGCTCAAGAGTATAAACAAAAACAATTATGGGCATATTCGTGTGATCCCGTTACGGGTAAATTTTCACCAGGTCTTATTACTTGGGCTGGTGTCTCAAGACCTAACGCTGAAATATTGAAGATAACTTTAGACAATGGTAAAACAATTGAGTGTACTCCTGATCATAAATTTCCTGTTTGGAATAATGGCTTGACTATGGCTAAAGATTTGCAAGTTGGTGATTCTTTGATTCCTTTCTACACAAAAAATGAAAACATAACTCCTGGAGCAAAAAAGAACAAAGACTATGAACAACTTTGGAAAAATGATACAAAAGAATGGGCTTTTACTCATAAGTTAGTTTCAGAATGGAAAGACGAATACAAAATACAAAATGAGTTTGTGTTCAACGAAAATTATATCAATACTAAATTATCAACGGTGCATCACATAAACATAAATCGTTTTGATAATAATCCTGAAAATTTAGTAAAAATGAACAGCAAAGACCATATTTTATATCACCAATCTTCTTCAAGTAATTCTGGTAAAGTTGGTGGTAAAAAATCATATCAGTTAGGTGTAGGTGTTCATAATAAACAACATCCAAAGTATACAGAGTGGCATGTCAATGCAGGTAAAATAGGAGGTCGTATTTCATCTGAAGAAGGCAAATCACAAAATAATTTCAGTAAAGGTAGACAAGTTTTCAGTGAACTTATGAAAAATGTTGACTATCACAATTGGTTCGTTCAACAACAAAAAAATGGTTGGACTGAAGAGAAAAAACTTATCGCAAGTGAATATGCAAAGAAAAGTAATTTGAGCAACAGAGGTAATCAAGCACAAAAAGAACTATGGAAAACAGAAGAACGCAGACAAAAACACCGTAAACTATATTTGGTTGATTACAATGAACAAATTTTCAAAGTTGTTAGAGAGTGTATAGACAAAAAACTTACTAAAAAACAAACGCTTGATATACTAAATGGTTCAAATGAAATTTTGAATTCTTGGAAAAATATAAATCAAAACAAGTGCTTGAGTGAAAAACAAAAGTCTTTTGAAAAATTTTGTTTGAGCGATATCAATAAAATTACCAAAATTTATACAGGTAATTCATTTGCTGATTTGAAAGAACAAACGCAATTCAGAAATCACAAAGTGGTCAAAATAGAGTTTCTAAAAGAAAGATTTGACACTGGTTGTTTGACCATTGATGAAAATGAAATTTATCATGGTAACCATACTTTTGCTCTAGAGGCTGGTGTTTACACTCAAAACTCAATGTTGGAAGATTTTTGGTTACCAAGAAGAGAAGGTGGTAAAGGTACTGAGATTACTACATTACCAGCAGGACAAAACCTTGGTGAGCTTGAAGATGTAAAATACTTTCAAAAGAAACTATTACAATCTCTGAATGTTCCTCTTTCAAGACTTGAACCACAACAAGGTGGTATGATTGGTCTTGGTAGAACCACAGAAATCACAAGAGAAGAAGTCAAATTTGCAAAGTTTATTACAAGACTTCGTAACAAGTTCTCACAAATTTTTGACCATGCGCTTCGTGCTCAACTTGTACTCAAAGGTGTTTGTACCTCAGAAGAGTGGGAAGATTTCAAAGAAAACATCTACTACGATTACAAGAAAGATAATAACTTTACAGAACTTCGTGATGGTGAACTGTTGACAACTCGCCTTCAACTTCTTAGCACTGTTGATCCATTTCTTGGTCGTTACTATTCAACAAGATGGGTTCGTAAAAATGTTCTTCACATGACTGATGAAGAAATTGCACAAGAACAAGAAAAAGGTAATGGTCAACCAGTATTAGGTGGTCAACAAGAACCACCACCATCGCCCGATGAATACCCACCAGTTGACAATACACAAGATGAGAATACTGAATCTGATACGCCAGATTTAGATAGGCAAGTAAATAAGTTTTCGTCTGTACTAAATAGGTAACCAATTTCAAAAGGAAACAAAATGAACACCGAAACATTTATTCAAAAAGTTGCTGCTGGAGAAGCAGCAGAAGCAAAAGACATATTGAATGATATTTTATCTTCAAGAGCTTTTGATGTTCTTGACGAAAAGAAACAAGAGATTGCCAAAGCACTTTACGGTAATGGTGAGAACATTGAGGTACAAGATACTGCCGATACACCAATAGAAGATGAAGAAGAAACAACAGAAGAATGAAATCACTACAAGACTTCAAGCAACAACCAATAATTGAGGAAGAAAAGTCGGACTATTCAAAGTTCGACATGTTGGTTCGTGCTGGTCTTGCAAACAAAGCACAACTTCAGCGTATTCACAAAATTCTTGATAAGATGAAAGAAGAACGACCAGTATTCAATAATGCTGACAGAATGATTCTTCAAAATCTTTTCAATAAGATGGTTGATTTGATTTCAACTAACAAACAAATCTTCCAACAAACTCGCCGAGCTGTGCGTGAAGAACTTGATGAAAGAATAATTGATACTGCCGATTACAAAATAGGTCCTTCTGGTCGCAAAGTAAGAGCTCATCGTATCAAAGTTGGCGATGAGGTTTATGGTAAAGAGAAAGATGTAAAAGAAGAGAATATAATTGAAGCCGAAGAGTTGACAGAACAAACACCTGACTTACCAAAAGATCCACCATTTGTTTTGATACTGAAAAGAAAAGCAATTCGTATGTACCCAAATAAAACAAAAATTGCTTTGTATCACAATCCAAAACTAAACAAATATTTTTCAATACCTTATGGACCAAACATTGACTCTTCACCATTACAGGCCGAAGAAACTCAATTAGAAGAAGCGGTAATGGATCAACTACATAAAATTGTCGCTGGTAAACAATCGCAAACCGTAAAATTTGCCAATGGTCAAACTCGTAAAGTAGACCACTATACCGCATCAGCAATTACACAGGTTCATAAGGCTTTGAATGATGAGAATAAGAAAAAAGTTGCAGATATGGTACACAAGTCTCCTGCACATTTAGCTAAGATAGCAGACTTTGCTTTTAGTCGTGGAAAATGAGACTGATAGATTTAGTTGCTGCAAATAAATTAGATGAAGCAAAACAAGAACTATTTGCTTTTCTAAGTGATATAGTACAAAAAAGATTATCTGAAGCAAAAAAATATGTTGCCGCAGATAACTATGAAGAGGTAGAAGAACTTGATGAGGCCGTAAAGAGAAATCCTAACATCATCAAGATGGGTCGTATCAATCGTATTCGTAGAAGAATTCGCCGTAATGCAAAAGGTCGTATTGTAGTACAAAAGAATCGTAGACGGTCAGGTATCAAAGGTTATAGAATTTCAGGTAATACGGTAAAACGAATACCTGCAACAGAAAGATTACGAAAGGCTCGCTTACTGAAGCGTTCATGGAAAACAACAAGAAGAGCAAAAATACGCCGGTCATTATTGAAAAGAAAACTTTCAATGCGTAGACGGGCCTCATTAGGACTAAGATAAAATGCCATTTGAAATTACAAACTCACTTCGTTCAGCATCAATTATTCGTATTGTTGATACTGGCACTGCCAATGTAACTTTGGCTCAACTTGCTAAAAATGCAAATGAAACTGTGAATTCTGCAACCATCAAAAGAGTAATGTGGTCAACGAATGGTTCTATTTCAATTACAAGAGATGGTGTGCCTATTTTAGCACTTCATGGTTCTGGTGATATGAGACCATCAGAATCAGGCCATGTAATTGCAAATAATGCTACCGCAAATATTGCCATCGCAATTACAACTGGTGGTTCAGCAATTTTAGAGATTACAAAAGACACAACCTATACAACAGCTTTAGAAGGCGTCTAAGATGAAACTTATAAGAGAAACCGTAGAAGAGGTAAAATATCTTACCGAAGAATCTGAAAACGGTGGTAAAAAATTATACATTGAAGGTACATTTTTAGTTGGCGATCAAGTCAATAAAAATAATCGCATGTACAAAATGTCAACACTTCGTAATGAGGTTGCTCGTTACATGAAAGAACTTGTTGAAAATAATCGTGCGTTGGGTGAACTAGGTCATCCAGATACCCCTACAATTAATCTTGAAAGAGTTTCACACAAGATAATTTCTCTGAAAGAAGATGGTAATACATTTAGAGGAAAAGCACTTGTTCTAGATACACCATACGGTCAGATTGTCAAAAATCTAATTGAAAATGATGTAGGTGTAGGTGTTTCATCTAGAGCTTTAGGTTCTTTGACAATGACCAAAGAAGGTTACAATTTAGTTCAAGATGATCTTCGTCTTGCTACAGCTGCCGATATCGTTGCTGATCCTTCTGCAC